CTATTTGTTCCCGGTACATCTGGGTAATGGATTCATAAGCTTTGCCCTTACGCTCCCCGTTCTCATCATACACGGCTAACCATTCGGCCCCCTTGGATTGTGCGTAAATCAATTGGTAGACCCTTTCACGGTCAAACCCCGTTTGTTCCATGAGTTTTTCCACCTCATCCAATCCGGGTAGGTCATGTTTTTTTGTAAGTTTTTCTTGGAGGGTATCAAGGTTCCAATCTTTGACGACTTGTTCCTTTTCCCCTTTACCGACAAGAATACTGGCAAGGTGTCCAAGTAGGGTACTTTTATCCCTGTATTCCTCGTATACCTCATTCCAATTTTGGTTTATGAAATCGAATATTTCTTGGTCTTCTTCTTCCAGATTATCCCGGTCGATTACCCCATCAGGGAATTCCACTCTAGTTTTATTATACTTGAATTTACCTTCCGGCATTTCTCCGGGGTCTACCGATATGATGCCCCCCGTATACTCGGGTCTATCGTTAAGGGAACCAAAGAACTTTGACCTAATCCAGTTGGTTGCATTTTTCCACAGCCCTTTCTGAATGTCGTATTTTATCCCGTCCGGGTTCCCGAGGGTTGTATACTGGAACCATAGGCAGGATTGAAGGAAAGCATAGGTAAGTTCTCTCTGAAATAAATAGGGGGAATAAGGGGTTTCTCTGTCCATATTTATTTGACAATATACTACGGTTCGAATAATCGGACAAAAGGAGATTTTACTACTATGAACAAAGAAGAAATCCGAAAAGAAATTGCAGAAGTAAAGGAAATACTGCAAAGACTAGAGGCTGAGTTAGAGGAAGGTAAAGAGACAGAGCAAGGGAGCGAAATCGATATTCAGAATGGGGGTTTCGTTATTGACGTTGGTTTTTCCGTGCAAGATAGACAAGTCCCGGCTCCACAATTAGTGGATTATTTATTCACATTCAGAAGAAAAGAACAAGCTGAATTTATTAGAAATATTATTCAGCCTATTGTATTGCTCTGGAAGATTCATTTTGGGATGTATGGATTTTTTTGGGTGCCAGAAGTGGATGACCAATATTGGTTTATACATAACCAAAAAATAGACTGGTCATACAAGGGTTTCGGCAATGACTATAAACGCAAAGTTCCTTTTAAAACGAAAGAAGATGCTCTAAAAGCTTTAAAATTATTTAAAAAACTTATGGGAGGGTCAAACTAAATGGCCAAACATGAAATTACTACAGAACTGGAAGAACTTAAAGAAATTATCGATTCATTTAAAAAAGTCAAGGATTACCATAAATTGCTTAATAGCTTAAATGATTTCGTTCAAAAACAAGCCACAAAAGCCAAAAGAGACTATGCTGTTTATTGTAAATCCAAAAAAGTCAAGTTTCTAACTCAGGGAGAGGCAAGATTATTGAAAAACAAAATTGGAAAAACGGAATCGGTAATTATGTATAAAGAATTCATGGGGGAATCAAACTAAATGGAACTAATCACAACATTGCTCATCATTGCCCTTGTCGGGAACCTTCTGCTCTTTGCCTTCAATGTAACCGAAAGGCAAAAGTTAGACCAAAGGGAAGCAAAAATTGCAGAAAGGGAAAACAACCTTGGAAACTTGGCAGGGGTAAACCTTGCCAGATACAAGGAAAATATTCGCAAAGAAATGGAAAACGAGTTCCTTGTGAAAAAAGTAGAGTTCTTGGAAAGCTTTAAGAGGATTCTAAAGGAGAAGGGATGGAAGCAATCAGCTTAGTATTGGTCTTGGCCTTATGTGGTATCCTTGCATACCAATTCTGGCCACAAAGGGAGTGTGAATGCACTCCCGCCCAATGGGATGGGGTATGTCCCCCACCTAAACCAACTGTTTTTGGTTCCGTTATCGATGGGAACAAAAAGGAAAGCGGGGAAGTTTCCCCCTTTTGGGCTTCGGTAAAACAGAAACACCAATTGAGTGAAACGGAAGTTCAAAGACTGTATAATGAGATAGTAAAAGAGATCCCTTTCTCCGAGGAACACACCCGGACAATTCGGATAGATTCCCCTGAGTTTGAAAGGGTGTTAAGGAAAGTTAAAAAGTAGGGGTTTTTTAAGCCCCTCAGTATTTTCAAATCCCCTAAAAGCCAAGCCTACCCCTTAATAAACCGTAAAGCATCGTTTACGATTAGGTGTACGGCGGTATGCCAAAGACTTCTTGTATTTTCGAATTGTTTTACCCTATCGGCAAAGGAAGAAAACAGTTTAATGGCTCCCATCTTGTCTTCTTCCATCTTAGCCGCTAAGATTTTGGAAACATCCGCATAGGCATCCTTAAGGATTCCCTGTTTTAGCTCCATGTTTTCCTTTTCCAATGCTTCCAGTTTGTCCAATAGGGTATCCACTGTCTTTTGGAGTTCCGCAACTGCCAAATCTTTGGCCTTGCTTGCCTCTTGCCAAGAAGGGGTTACGGTTTCGCCTTCTTTAGCCTCATCGGGTGGGGTTGGTACTGTGGGTTGCGTGCTTGCCGCTTGTGCGGGTTCTTCTACTTCCACTTCTACATTTCCAAAGGGGGTATTTTTAATTTTTTTGGCCATCTTGAGCCTCCTTTTTTTTATCTGATTCCTCTTTTAAAAGAGTCATAATCGATTCCGAATTTGGCCATACGTTCCCTCTGTATATCGTCTCGGGTCTTTATATGGCCTGTAGTCTTTACGGTTCCGGTTGTTTTGACCATTGGGGCATTGACCAATAGGTCATACGCCATGTCTAGAGCATCCGGGCCGTCCTTAAATCCATGCGGGAATTCATTCAATTGTTTATATAACAGAATACTGTCACTTCTTAATTTTAATAAACCAGTGGCTATGGGTGCCTGTAGTCTTCCTATAATCCTTGAATTCTTGTCACCCTTTGAGTCGATACCAACAAATGGGGTTGCAATTTTCCTGTCTGTGGCTCTGTTATAATCGGCCAACACCTTCCTAAACCCGGAATTCATATTTTCACCAAGGAAATAGGATTGGTTCCCCGAGGTTTCGATCCCACCTATTGAATAGGGAAACATAAGCAAAGCCGCCAAAAGATCCCGTTCTATCTGGTCCGGGCTTCGTCTCTGTATGTCCTCATATATTTGGTAAAACCTTGCCTCCGGACTCATGGCAACCCCTACAATTGCGGAATAATCGGATTGCTCGTTTCTACCCAATGACAAATCACATGCAATGGCAAGCCGCCAACCCTTCCAATCTTCGGTGGGCGGGAAGGTGTAAACCTGTATTCTATCCTTAAACTTCTGGGACGCTTCCGGCAATGGTTCATTTTGTTTCTCTGTGGCAAACCCAAGGGGATCTGCTTCCCTTTCGGCCTGCAACATTGCCAAGGGTGCCCCTTGTTCCCAAGTGGAATACTCTTTCCCTGTCACCGGGTCTACTTCAATTGCCTTAAATTTCTTCCGGTCCCAATCGGAATACTTTTGGTCGTTTTTGTAGATATACTCACCCACACAATTTTCCGAGATTGTGGTATAGTTGACAAACACGTCAACCCCCAGAATCCCACCCAATCGAAGAACGGCTCGGTCAAACCACCTGTATTTCCGATCCATCCTTGTTTCTGAGTTTACGTCCTTTTCCTCATCCGGGTCGTCACAAATAATGAAATCCGGTCTATGGTTCTTCTTTCTTAGCCCCCGTACGGAGTTCAACCAACCCAAGGCCATAATACGGACACCGTTGGCAAAAACGATCTCGGAATCCCTCCAAGCCACCGTTTGACCCTTGAAGTCAATGGCAGGTTTAAGTTGCGGGTAGTCATCGACCAATTTGTCGTTTTGTTCTACCTCATCTATAATGGCCTGTAAAAAGCCCATAGCCGTGTTTTTGCTGCTTGAAAGGATAATTACAAATTTATGTTCCCCATTGAGAACCAACCAAAGGGCACCGAATAGGGTAATTATCGACGATTTACCAAAACCTCTCGGCATTGCCCTTGTTTTTCTTATGGGTTTCCTTGTCTGCCTATTCCGGAATGATTCCACGTCCTGAATTAATTGGTTCTGGCATAGGCCAAATTCAGCCGTTATATAATGCGAAAAATAGGTGTGTATGAAGGTTTTGAAATCTGCCAAGGGTTTTTGTTTGGCCTCGTTTCTCGATTCCTTGGCAAGCCTCATCTTTTCTTCTACCATAGATAGGATCTCTATGGTATCTTTTGCCGAAAAGCCTTTAAGCAGCTTGTCCAGTTCTGCTTTGGGTATTGGAAGCATTAAGCCTCCAAAGCATTGGACATACGTTTAAATATTTCTTCTGCGATTCTTTCCTTTTCCGCCTTGTCAGAAGACTTGGGTAAATGTCCGGTCTCTTTTAGGAAGGCAAAAGCAAGGCTAGGGTCATCCTGTATTTTTTCCCTTATGGCCTTATATGCCATTTCTACGATTTTTCCGTAAGAATCCCGTTCATTGGCAATGATATCCAAGTTCTCCTGTTCTAGAGCCGCCTTCATTTCGGGCAACCTAAACCAATCGATCACCGTATACTCGGATTTATTGAGAGCTTCTGCAATCCGTTTGTTTGTATACCCCATAGCCTTTGCAATGATGGCTCTTTCCATTTGTTCGGATAAATGGGGGTATTTCCTTGGTTTTGCCTCTGTTTTACCCTCTGATTTGGGGTTTTCTTGGGTTTCTTGGGTCTCTCTCTTTTTATATTTAGTGCTTGGCATATTATTCTCCCCTTACAGCAACTTCTGTAATTTCCCGGCAAGCCTGTTCAACCTTTTCAATGTGGCTTTGGGTTAAATGTATCTTTGCGGTTTCCCATTCACATATAGTTGACTGGCTTTTACCCAATTTTGCGGCCAACTCCTCTTGGGTTACAGAATAAGATTCTCTGATTTTTTTAATCTTGTTCCCCAACTCAATGGCAGAATCGGATATGGCCTTGGTCTCGAAGTGTCTACTATTGCCCGCTTCGAATACATACTTCAATAATTGCTTAAATAAAGGAAAGGGACCAAACCCGGTTTCGAAGTTTCGGTCCGTAATTTTGCAAATCCAACCCCTTTCCGTAAATGCAAAATTGATTTTAGGGTTTGCAGTCTTTTTCTTCCATATCTGAGTGAGTAGATCCACGGATACCTTGGTGTTTTCCCCCTGTCTGATTTTAACAAAATCGGCTTTTATGGTAGAAGGGGAAATACAGAGAATTTTGGAGAGCTTCTCTATTTTCTCATCTTTGACCTGCTTGCCCAAAAACACCTCTTTTACAAAATGTCGGTAAATTTCGATCCTTACCTCCCTTGTTACTTGCTCAGGAATAGTATTTTGTCGAATAAAGTAAAGGAACTCCATTTCCGGTTTCCGCTTTATGACAAAAGCAGGAATTGTAAAATACCCAAGTTCCCGGCAAGCCTGAACCCTTTTATGCCCGGAAAGAATCACGTTATCGGGTGTAATTGATATGGGATGTTGAAAGCCGTGTTCCGTGATTTCCTGTTTAAGATTCTCAATAGTTAGAGTAGAAGCAGGGAACAGGTTTCTTTTGGGGTGGGGTTTGAGTTTATTCAACTCTATCTCTATGTATTGTTTTTTAGGGGCAAATAGTTCCACAAAACCCTGAATCTATGTTACGAATAAATATTGTCAATTACTTTTTTTATTGCTTTTTTAGGGTATGGAAGAAAATGGGGGAATCCGTCAAAGACGGAAATACAATATCACTACTTTCTATGTCACGAAACCCCCTCTTTAAACGGAGGGGTTTTCTTTAGCCTTCCTTTCCATTTCTTCATCCAATTCCTTTAACTTTTTCTGTATTTCCAGCCGCTTTCTTAATGCTTCGGTTTCCGCTTCACCCACCTCTACCTCAATTTCCACCTTTTGACTACCTACACCCGCCGGGGTTCTGGGTTCGTGCTTGGTGGGGTGGATTACTTCGGGTTCTACCACTTTTACCTGAGGATCTTCCATTTTTTCGACTTTGGACACCTTAACTTCTAGTTTACGATCCTTCCGGAGCGGGGTCGTTTCCCCCGTGTGGGGATTGACCAAAACTGTCTTTTTAGAATCCTCTTTACGCTTGAAGTGGTAAAACATGATTTGCCCTTGCCCTTTGGGGTTTTCCCGGAAGGCTCTTATAATATTGTCAAACTCGGAGACCGGAAACTTTTCGAAGAGTTCATCCGCTTCCTTTTGAAACTTGTCGAATCCATGAGTTTGGACAAGGTAAAGGCAAATATTCCAGATTTTCCGATGGAGTCCCCTTGGTAGGGGCTTTTTATCCTCAGAGTCACCTTTAGAATCATTACTATTCTTAAATTCCGTATATCTACCAGTAACTTTCCCATCTTGAACCTTTATGAGACCGTTTTTAAAGAGGATTGCAAGGGTGTAATCCAGTTCTCCCCTTTCCACTTTCCGGAATGGAACGGACTCAATGATTCTTTTAAGGACATTATCATCCTTAAAGTTAAACTCTCCATACATATCAATGAATGTGAGAACGGCATCTTTTATGTCGATATTTAGCCCGTCCTCCCCTACTCCGAGGGGGGAGGGGGCAAAAAAGCCGTTTTTACCCCCATTTTGGGGGGTTTCGATAGGGGAGGAGCCGTATTTTTCCTCTATTTTCTGGTCATCCCGGCCATTCATCCAGTCAAAAAGCCGCTTAACTCCCTTCAAAACGAAGAATAAAACCACTACCGTACCCGCTAAAACTATCCTGTAATCGAATCTTAACATAAGGTATACCCATAGTAGGACTATACCCACAAAGATAAAGAATAGAAACCATATAGCTACCGCCTTGACGGTATTTAACGTCCTTACAAATATGTTTGGCTTGGGTTCGTAATGGGGTTTAAGTGTATCAGCTGAAGCCATCTTGAGTATCCTTTTTGGTCAAATTGTGTAAATTTTCATCACTTCCAACGGGTTTCCAAAGACTTCCAACCCGTTTCCAACGCTTTCCAAAAGCTTCCAATCGGCTTCCAATGGTATTCCAACCACTTTCCAACTTCTTCCAACCGACTTCCAACGGGTTTCCAATATCTTCCAATGAGTTTCCAATCGTTTCTAAGTCGTTTCCAACTTCTTCCAACTGGTTTCCAATGGTCTCCAATGGTTTTCCAACGGGTTCCAAGCCCTTAACCCAATGGTATAGGGTCGACACCGGGATTCCCAAGTCACGGCAAATTTGGTTTACGGTTTCATCGGTACGGTTCTTGTATCGATGTATGGCCTCTTCACGAACGGAACCAAAGCCACTTATTGCCAAGTTTAGGCCAAGAAGATAATAAAAAATAGGAATGGAAACATTAAAAATAAAAGAAATAAGAATCCTCTGTAAAGCATCCTTGGAAGGTTTGGGTAAATAAACCTGAATTTTATTCTTATCAGGGAAAGGAAGCATCTGCAATGATTGATTAAACGCAATCTCTTTTGCGTATTTGTCATCATTGATTTTCTTTAGATATGAATTAGTATTCTCGCATAACTCATCATACCAAGAGGGGCAATTTCTCTTGTAAGGTTGCGGAATCGAAATTGTCTTTTGCTGAATTTCCCTTTTTCTTTCCTCTATGAGCCTCTCATACTCTTTTTCGACAAGTTGCTTTCTTGTTTCGTTGTATGTAGCTTCCTCTTTCTGCTTTTGTGCATTGATGTTTTGAATTTCAAACCAAAAAACAGTTAAGGTCAAAAGAATTTCCATAACGGAAACCCATAAAAGAATCTTTTTGTCCTTAATGTAACCTATACCCCAAAGTAGAAGAGATACAAGAATCCCGGCAAGAATGGAAACAATTGTATCCTCAGAAAGCTTGAAGGAAATAAAATACATACGGATTGCAATTGCGATCATGAGTCCAGCAAAGATAATGTGTTTGATATATTTTTCGAGTTTTTTCATTTCAGTTTTCCTTCCTTACCTTGAAACCATGATCACGTAATACGGTTCGTTTGCTTTCTCTCTGTAGAGCAATCTACGTACGGAACCCTTAGGTCTATGGGTTCTCTGGATGTATTCCATTTTTTCTTTTAATTCCCAATATGAGGAAAAATAGTATACGATTGTATTTTCTTTTCCTGTCTTTCTTGAATAGGTCAATACTACAAGTTCCCATTTTACTTCTTCGGAAGAAGACAATGGAGAGAGCAGGCTTAAAATTGATATTAGGATTATTGCAATTGTTTTCATAAGCCCATTATTTTTATGGGCTTATATAGGAAAGTATTATTTGAAAAAAGTGTCAATATACTTAATTATTGTTTTCCGTTTATCTATTTTTTTTCGCAAGTCTTCAGTTTCGTTTTATGCCCAACTTAGTTTT